TTTATGATATTCTACCAGATAAATATATTCTCACTGATCCTGATTTAGAATTTAATGAAAATATGCCATCTAATTATATCGAACATTTATCAAAAATTTCAGATGAATTGAATATTTTTAAATTGGGCTTAGCTTTAGATATTACTGACAGTGATAAATTTTATCAATATAAACACCCAATGTTTAATTTATCTATTGCAGAAATTGAGGCGCATTATTGGAAAAATTATTTCAAACATAATGATTATCATTTATATGCAGCACCCGTTGATACAACATTTGCACTATATAATAAAAATGCTTTAAATGAGAAAGTAGATGTAAGAATAGCAGGCGAATTTACTGCAAAACATATGCCATGGTATATAGAAACCAAATTATTCAATTTATATGAAAATTACATGCTTTATAAAGATGTTCCGGATTGGAGTTCAGGTGCTTATTTTGTTCGTAAATATATAAATGAAAATTATAAAACTTTTTATCAAAATAATGAATTAATCTTAATTCCTACTAATGATATTCATTTATCTAAATGGGCTGATAATGACAATGAAATAATAAAAACGATTGATAAATATTTAGATAAGAATAAGATTTTTATTGATATTGGTGGAGGAATTGGGAAAACTGCTATTTATGGTAGCCGTAAAGCAAAAAAAGTTTATGTTATTGAAGCTGATAAAAAGGTTATTAGTTATTTAAAAAGAAATCTAAAAAACAACAGCTATAATAATTATGAGATTATAGAAAAAGCAATTTATTTTTTAGATAATGTTGACATTAAATTTAGCAATTCTCAAATATCATTAAATTCTGGCGTTATTTATAATCCTAATATTTATACTGTTAAAACAATAAATTTAAATGAACTTGTAAAAGACAAAATTGATGAAATTTCTATTATAAATGTTGATATTAATGGAAGCGAAGAATTCATATTAGATGATTTGATAAAATTAAATAAAAATTATAAAATTCCTATTTATATTAAATTCTATTATAATAATTGGAATAATAAAGATATCAATCGATTTTCAGATGAAATGAAAGATAAAATAAAAACCAATTCAGCCTTTTTATTAGAATGATTAAGAATAATAATGTAAAATAATAATATTTGTTTATTTTATTATATGCAAAGAATTATTGATAATATTGTTGGCAATTTTACTCCAACTAAAAACACCAATATTTATAATCAATTGTATGATTTCTTTTGTTTTGAATATGCCAATAAATTTCCGGATGATATCAAAGTAATTTATAAACATTATTATCCAAATCAAGAAATACCAAATGAAATAACTGATATAGACAAAGACAATTTATATGAAAAGATGAAAAATATTATTATGGAAGAATTAATTGAATATGAAAATGATTATTATAAATTTTTTTGATTTAAAATAATTATTAAAACTAAAAAAATGATAAATATCAAATTAAATAACAATTACATCTTCAAGTATGAGTGTCTTTGATGAGCAAAAGTTTTATGCTGACTTTATGGAATATTATAATCGCGATGACAACATCGATATTGACGACATTTCATTCGTTTTCGATTTGTATTTCGAACTTCATATTTACAACACTGATGATTATAATCAATGGTTCAAACATTTCTTCCCAACTCACACAGAGACTGACGAAGACTTGATATATGATAAGTTGTTTAAAATTATCAAAGATAATATTGAAGGATCTATTCTAAGTGAAGACGACACCGACGAAGAGTAATTCCTTTTAAAGGAAAAGAAGAAAAAGGCAAAGAAACTTATATTTTTGTCTTATTTTTTTAATTATCATTGAAAAAATGATAAATATCATATTTAAATAATAATTACATCTGCAAGAATGAGTGGAGTTGTCATCTTTGATGAACAAACGTTTTATATCGATTTCATCAATTATTATCATGACAATGTAGAAAGTTATGACATTTCTGAGGTTTTCAGCTGGTATTTTGACGAACGCATCTACAATAACACTGAAAAATATAATCAATGGTTCAAGCATTTCTTCCCAACTCAAAAAGAAATTGACGAAGCTTTATTGTTTGATAAGTTGTTTGAAATCGTTGAAAATAACGTTGAAGGCGCTATTCGAAGCGGCGAAGACACTGATGAAGAGTGAAATTTCTTGAAAGAAGCAGAAATAAGACAAAAGAATTATTATTATTTTTGTCTTCTTTTTTTTAATAAAAAAGAAAAAATGAATGTAATGTTTTTAAAGTAATATTATACCATTCGTCAAGATGAGTACCGATCAATTTAGCGCGAAACAGCTTTATGAAGATTTCATCCAGTATGCAACTGAAAATGATATAATTAAGAAAAGCTTTGATGTTCATGAAGCTTATCTAATGTATTATGATGCCGCAATTGAGAATACCGATAAACGCGAGGCGTTGTTTAAGCACTTCTTCCCTAAAAAGAAGAAATATGATTCGATCAAATTGAGCGTTCATATGTATAAAATAACGATGACTTATATTCGGGAAAACAACTGCGCGCCTTATTGCGATGACATGGAATAAAAATTCTTGAAAAAGAAAAAAGGCAAAAAGAACTTCTTTTTGTCTTTGACAATAACTATAAAAACGAAAAAATGATTTTTCAATTTTATAATAAAAATAAGAAATGATTTATTTCATCAAGATTTTAATTATTATATTCTTCTTGAATTTCATATTCGATGCTAATTTATTTGATGATATGATCGTTAATATCTTAGACGCTGAATATCATAAATTGATTATCGATATTATTATTATCGGCTCTGTTTTGATTGTGATTTAAAAAAAATATGCTAATTATATTATATAGGATAATTATCTTTTTATGTATTTTAGCGAAACCATTTTTATAACTACAATTATAAAACAATGTAATGATATTGATGATCTCGATGAAGTCAATATTAAATATGATGAAACATTTAATAATATCATAAATAAAAATAATCTAGATTTTATTTTTGATATTTATTGCAATAATGAAGAAGATATTGCAGACGCCAAAATAAGATACGGAGATAATTATAAAGAAATCAAACTTAACCTCATTCTCTATAACCTCCTCTTAAATTACTTAAAGATAATTTAATGTTATCTTTAAATCCTTTTATTTTTGTATCAATAATTTAATTTTCTAATAAAAATTGATAACTCGCAATTATTAATAGTAATTATGGGGATTGTTAGGGGCGAAGTGTTGCGAGATTAGTGGCAGCATTACTAATTTAATTTAATCTTCTAATAAGTGCCGTAAGGAAAGTCGAGAGACAAGCCAATTAACATAAGTTTTTTGGCATTTTTGTTATTTTTATTTAAGGATAATATAAAATTATCTTTAAATATTAAAAATGGATTATCAACAATTAATAGAAAAATTAACAGACATTCATAATAGCCCAAAACCTAAATCATATGAAGATTTTAAAAAATTATATTGCAATATCATGATATATAAAAATGATATTAAAACAAATGTATCAAAATTATTATTTGATAATTATAAAAAAAATGTAGATAATCTTATGTTCGAAATCTTATTTTATGATAATGATAATGCCAATGAAAATGCCAATGAAAATGCCAATGAAAATGCCAATGATAATGATAATGATAATGATAATGATAATGATAATGATAATGATAATGATAATGAAACAACTTCAAATTTCTTCATTATGCTAAAAGAAATTATAGAATATTTAAAATCCAATTTTGAATTTGATGAAGATTTATTTATATCATCTTTATTGAATTCTTATTATGAGAATAATGGTAATGGTAATGGTAATGGTAATGATAATGGTAATGATAATGGTAATGATAATGGTAATTACAATCACGATGACATATTAGATTTCATTGAAACATTTATTCTAAATTATACAACAAATAATTCAACTGATTATAATATTTTTATAATTAATAAATATAGCAATATTAATGGAGCCATAGATTTATACAAAAAATATTTTAATGTAAATTTAGATTTTAAAGAAACAAAAACAGATTATGATGATTTATCTCTAATTGTTTTATTTGATAATTTTTATGAAAAAATCTTGAAAATAATTATTGATGATAATGATTCATCTAATGAAACAATTATAAATTATTAATAATTATTTTGATTGTCTCATAAAAATGATTTTTGACAATCTCTTGACTTTCTGCTTCTCCATATAAATATTCATCTAAAATACTATAAACATTTTCTTCATAATTCCTATACAATTCAGGTGATATATATAACTGAAGCTTGTTATTATTTCGAATAGACTTCCGATATAAGGAGATTAAATCATAATTTGAATCACGAATTTCAATAAAATTTGATCTTAGCATTTGTTTATTGCTACTCATCTTTTTTATACATAAAACAAATAAAAATAAATATTCAATTTTTTTTATAATTGTATATACATTTTGATATATTCATTAATGTTGTTTCTACAGCTTAAACATTTCACAATTATTGTTTTTTGATATCTCATATTTGCTGCTACACAACTGCTGCAACATGTGTGACCACATGGAATAGCACACATATTTATTTCATTTTCAAAACAAATAGGACACATATTTTTATTAACTTTTTCAGTTTTTATAATTTCATTTGTAGTATTTATAAATAATTTCCTAAATGCTGCCAATTCTTCCTCTTGGCTTATAATATCCGTCTCCAATTTATTTATTTTTTTATTATAATAATTCACTATCCATTTATTAATATAATTATTCATCTTTTTAGAATAATTATCAATTATCTCTTTTAATTCATCATTATCATTCTTATCATCATTATCATTCTCATTAATATCATCATCGCCATTCTCATTGCCATTATCATTATCACAAGCATTAATAATATTCATGATGTTTTTATGATTTGATAGGATAGTTGAATTATAATTAAAAATGTCTTCTTTTGCTTTTTCAAGGTTTATTAATAAATTTAAATTTGATTTGTGAAGACAATTGAGATTATTGAAATCTTCCAATAATTTGTCGGCTTCATATTTCTTGTTATTGTTTGATATTATAGGCGTTCCCAATTCTTCATAATTATTATAATAAATGTCATTAACAAAACTATAATTCATCTTTTTTAAAACTTCTTTTTAATAATGTTTATATAATAATAATAGATGAATATATCTGTGCAATTTAAAGATAAAGAAATTTTTAATTCGGATGATTTTACCTTTTCTAATTTGAGCGTAATATTAATTAATGATATTACCTTCAATTTAATTATCTATATTTGGTATCTAATTTTCATTTTTGGTGGTGTAACTACTATAAATCCGTTTTTCGCATTAATAACATCCTTTATATTTAATATTGGCGTCTTTTTGTATATGCTTTATAAGAAAATATCACAAGCAAATATCATAAAATACTTCATATTATTAATCATATTAAAAATATTTCCTCTAATTTCATTATATTCAAATGATAAAATATATATAAATTATGTTGATGTCTATACTACTGCATATTTATATATAATTTATATTCTTGCTTTTTTCATTATTTATGATATAATATTAAAAAAAAATGGTAATGTAATTACTGATGTTATTTATAAAGACCTAAAAACCGACATTCAACCAGAAAATGACAAAAGTTTAATAAGCTCTATTTATGATACTACATATAATGACATTATTAGACAAATTATTTAGAGACTTTCTTTGTCAATAATACTAATAATCTTTTTCAAGATTGTTGCACATTCAGTGATAATATTACCTTTGATTTCAACAATCTTATATTCATATTCATATTTCTTAATCTCCAAATCAGCGAGTTTCATGTTTTTCTCGAATTCCATTAATTTAATTTCATTCTCATCTACTTTCGTTTTAATATGATTAATTTTCTTATTTATTTCATCAATATCAATCTTCTTCAACTCTTCCTTTTTAACTTTAATAGTTGAAATAATAGCAGGCTGCTCAGATGAAATAGATTTTTTGGATAAATATTGAAATATCATATACATAGTTCGAATAATAATAGAATAAACGAAACTTACAACTGGATACATTGTTAATAATTTTAATCATCAAAATAAATCATTTTTTTGAAATGATCCGATAAAAAAAATACAAAAAATTAATTTTGCATTTTTATTTCTCAGTTTTTTAGCTAAGCTGAACAATCACGGAATCGACAACACGAATAAAATCGTCTCGAACCATTTGCCCATCTTCTTTGTCTCCGCCATAAATGCTTTCATAATACACACAATCCAATTCAACCTTCAATTTCTCATGCAAATCATATGAAATATAAGATTTCACTTGTTTTACTAGATCAAGAGAATGGCTCCAAATCGTGTGCAAATATTCACCATCATATTCTTTGAGCTCTTCAAACTTTGAAATAAGAGTTTGGCGGTCCATCTTACTGCCTAATTATCTTTAAAAAAATACTAAATCCTTTTTATTTATTTTTTCTTTAATTTTTATACAAATTATTCTTTTTCATATTTATTTTCTTCAATTATTGGCATAAATCCAATATCGATATTATCATTAATCTTTCTTAATACCTTTGGATCTATTTCATCATTATCATTAATCATTGGCGGAATTTCTTGCGGTGGCTTTAATAAGTTTAATACAAAAGCTGGGACAATTGATTGCAATGAAGACAATGAAACAGATGATGTAAATACATAATAACTAATTATTGTTGTTACTATATAAATTATTGTAAATAATAAAATGTTGTTCGTTGAAAATAATGGTTTTTTATATGTTCCGGTTTCTTCATCATAATAATTATCATTTGTTCCACGGTCCAATGAAAAGATTATTCCAAAGATAACAACGCTTATTATTATTGATACTATATAATATTCCATTCTATTATAAAATTTTAATTTAAATGTATGAGTTATTACATATAAATATAAAAAATATTTATAAATAAATATGAAGCTCGAATTAAAAAAATTTGATCCGTCTACTATTAAGAGCGATTCAGTTATTGTTTTTATTGGAAAGCGTAATACTGGTAAATCTTATTGTATGAAAGATATCTTGAGCTATCATAAAGAATTGCCGGTTGGCGTTGTTATCAGTCCCACCGAAGCTGCCAATAATTTCTTTGAAAAATTTGTTCCAAATATGCTTATCTATGATGAATATGAACCGACAATTGTTAAAAGATTTTTAGAACGACAAATAACCATCAATAAACAAAAAGCCATTCAAGAAAAGAAATTTCATTCTTCCGATATTGATAACCGTGCTTTTTTAATATTAGATGATTGTCTATATGACAAAACCTGGCCAACAGATAAAAATATAAGAAGTATTTTTATGAATGGTAGACATTATAAAATATTCTTTTTGATTACTATGCAATATTGCATGGGTTTGCCTCCTGTTCTTCGCGCAAATATTGATTATGTCTTCATTTTTAAAAATAATATTATCAAAGAAAGAGAAAAGATTTATAATCATTATGCCGGTATTTTTAATGATTTTTCTACTTTCTGCGCTGTGATGGATAATTGCACCGAAAATTATGAATGTGTAGTAATTGATAATAAAGTTCAAAGCAATCGACTTGAAGATCAGGTTAAATGGTATAAAGCAAAAGAAGCTGATTTTAAAATGTGTACGCCAGAATTATGGAATTTGTGTGCATTAGAAAAAGAAAGAAAATCAAATATGTTAGCTTATGAAGATGAAGAAGAGGAAGAACCATATGATGCAAGTGTATTTTTAAAGAATAAAAACAAAAATAAACCAGTCATCAATATCAAAAAGAAGATTTAAGTTAAATAGGATCACAATCAATTCTAATTGGATTTATTTTTATAGCAGTATCATTATCTATTAAAGTAGATAATATGCCACTGTCTAAACGACTGTTATAAGCATTAGCTTTAAGATCTGATCTCATCGGCTCTTTTGTTATATTATCTCTTGTTAAAGGAACTGGCATTCCCTCTGATATTAATCCCATGTGCCCAATTCTTTCAGCTTCTTCGAGATCTATCTGTTTTTTATTTGTAGCTACATTAACATACTCTTTCGGAACTCCCACAAATTTCCCTCCTCCATTTGGAGTATATCCAGCCTTCATCATCACTAATTCACGGGTTCCATCAATTTCAGTATTATAATCTGCCTCTCTGTCTGTTGGTGCAAATTCTGTCTTACTTCCTAATATACCAAAATTTTCTGTTAATGAAAATTGTCTTTGTGTGTTTTTGGCTTTCTCTTCTTTCACCAAATAACCACCGAACAAACCATTTAATATTCCACCCAAAAATCCATATTTAGATCCTCCTAAATCAACTGTTGTCTCTTTTACTGTCTTTTTAGCGACTATAGAAGGATCATATACATACGTCGAATAATATGAAGTCTTATTTATATTTCTTGTTGTATCTTCCGGTTTTAATGTCTGTCTTAATGTTGTTCGTGTTTTATCCCCATTTTTAGCATAGCCTGACTGCTTTCCTTCCATAAATCCACCATTTCCCTCATGAATGGTTGTTTCTTTTGTTGTTGTCTTTGCTGTGTCATATAATGCGGAATAAGTTTCATCTATTCCACTCAAAACACCTCCATTTCCCTCATGAATGGTTGTTTCTTTTGTTGTTGTCTTTGCTGTGTCATATAATGCGGAATAAGTTTCGTCAATTCCACTTAGATTTCCATTATTTCCTTCATGAATTGTTGTTTCTTTTGTTGTTGTCTTTGCTGTGTCATATAATGCTGAATAGGTTTCGTCAATTCCACTTAAAACACCTCCATTTCCTTCATGTATTGTCGTTTCTTTGGTTGTTGTTCTTGCTGTGTCATATAACGCGGAATAAGTTTCGTCCGGACCACTCAAATTTCCATTATTTCCTTCATGAATTGTAGTTTCTTTTATAGTAGTTTTCATAATATGATTATCAGGATCATATAATGTTCCTTTTTCTGGTAATTGAGGTGCAGCATTTCCATTAATTCTAGGATTGTCAATCAAATATTCTTTCAAACTAAATTTGATAGCATCAGTTATTGGCGCAACCATTGCTTTAATTACACTTGAAAAATTGGCAACTGGCGTTTCTTTTTGTGTTAAATTTCTTTCTGTATCATAAACAATTATACTATTTTTTCCATAATCATTTTCAATGGTTGCTTGTTCTTCTTGAGATTTAATTGAACCATAATAATTAATATGAGTTGGAATTCTCTTCGATTCCGCCTCATCTTTCACAGGCTCAATTGGTCTTTCTCTATCTTTCTTTAAAACCGATTGACCTTTAAACCAATTGTCTTCTGTTTGATAAAATGAACGATCAGCACGATTTTTCTCAATTGGAGCAAAATATCCACGCTGTTCTGTATTATTCATTGGCTTTAGCGGAAGAGTATAAATTGAAGATCGCTGATCTGAATCGGGTCTCAATTCTTCTTTTGTCTTTGGTTTAACATAAGACGCGGTATCTGCTTGTTGAAAACCTCCAGTTCCTTCACTTGAATAACCCTTATTAAGACCAGGACCAACTCGAATAGGATCAATTGGACTAATATTATTTTGGATTTTCCCAACACTTGCTCTTGCCTTTAAAAATCGAGTTCTATCAATCATATTATCGTTAAAATTAGAAATAGTATCAAAAAATGCAGATTTCGGAACCTCTCTTTTCTTAAAATTAACATCTGTGCTGTAACCCATATTTTTATTTAATGCAAAATTTTCAATATTATTTTGTGTTACCCCCTTTCTTAAAAAAGGCTGCATATTCCCATGCTTAAAATCATTCATATTCATAACTTCTCCTGATAAACTACTCTGAACCATGTTATTTGCAACATTCATATCATCACCATTCAAATAATGAGGGATTACACCAGTTTTAAAAGGCATTTGGGCTTTTTTATAAAATTTGTCACTTAAACTTTGTTCATAATTTCTAACTTTATCATAATATTTGCAATTATAAATATTATCCATTGATGGCATTTCATTATTCTGCATATTTCTCTCTTTAAATGAATAATGGATAATTATTTAATTACTTAATCTGCATAAATAAAACCGTAATTTGCCTTTTCCATAAATTCATCATCGTCATCTTCATCTTCTCTACTTAAAATATGCTCGTTTTCTCCATCTATTTCTGCAGGATTTTGATTATTATTTACATCTTCATTAAAATCTTCCTCTTCATGATATTGTAATCCGTATTTCTTCAATTCTTTCTCTATTTCCTTATCTTCTCTAGATTTCTTATTCATCCTTGCTAGAATGTCAACTTTATTCTGCTCACGAATTTTATTTATAAAATCAATTTGTTCTTCTTGATTAAACATTTTAGCATTTTTAATAATCTCTTTCACCTTCTCCACAATTTCTTTCATTATTTCTACATAATTTGGAATTTCAATTGCTGGAACTAGCTTTTTATTTATAGCATTTTCTGGAACTGCCGGAAGAGCCATTATTCTTATTATGGCTATTTTTCTAATATTATAAATATCAGTTATATTATCGACAATACCATTTAACTTATCCAATTCTTTGATCGTATTATTAATAATTGTTATGTAATCCATCGATTTTAAATATTTATATAATATCTTTGATACCCCCATTCCTATTTGCTTATAATTTTCAAAATTGTAATTATTAAATAGTGGCTTCAATTCTTTATCATTAAAATAAGGAATATCCTTATAATTTTCATCCGTAGTTTTATAAACAGACATCAATAATTTATCAACTAAATCTTTTGTAAATACTGTTTTTGTATTCTTCATATCTTTCAAATTCTCAAGCCATGTTTCTAATTCAACGGATTTCAACTCATATTTAATAGGATTTAATATTCTTTCAAATAATTTAATCTTATCTTTGATAATCTTCTTTTTTAAATAATATCTCTTATAACGAGGCATATTAAAAACACGCTCTCCCATCAATTTCTCCTTAGCCTTCTTCAAATCATGTCTTTCTGTTTTTAGATACAAATCAGCCGAAAAATTTTCATCAATTCTCTCTAAACAACATCCCTGCAAATATTTATGAATTTTTTTAGCATTTATCGTAGGCATATAAATCAAAGCATCTATATATGCCTTCAAAAATTGATTTCCTTTATATTCCTTTCTTTTCAATAGATCATATAATGTATCATAATATTTACGACCGATATTTATCTTCTTTTCCTTATTCTTAACCTTTCTTATAACTTCTATCTCTGGATTTTCATCTATCTTATCATTAATAATCTTCTTATAATCATCCGTCAATTCTACCAAATTTGCATACTCATCCTTATAAACATCCCCATAAACCTCTCTGAAAATACAATTTAAATAAACAGTTACTCCAACTTTCGATTTCATATCATAAGGAACTCCATATTCTTCCCATAAATGATCACATTCTGGCGACATCTTTGCAAAATCAATAAATAGCGTCCCTTCTACAATTGCTTTCTGAAGTTTTACCGACCAATAAGCTATAACCTCATAAATTACATTCTTAAAATTATCGAAGTATTCATTAATAGCATTAATAATTTTATTATTATCTTTTCCCTCAATTAAAATATATTTAATCTGCTTTTTCATATAAATTTCTAATTCATCATTGTCAATATTTGGAATAAACTTTTTTATTAATGTTGCTTTCGGTTCGAATGTTCTGAATTTATTAAATAAATGTGTTGTTAACATATCATAATTTAATGGCAAACCACTTATAAAATGCATCTTGTTTATAAATGGCAATGCCATTTTTAACAATTCAGCAAATCCGGCTTCACTATTATATAATTGATTTGTATAATACTTTTCTAAATTTATTTCTTCATCTTTGTCTTCCTTCTCGTCTTTCTCTCCTTCCATTACTATTTCTTCATTCACAACTTCTTGAATTTTCTTTGGATTACCTGCATATTTACTCTCATCAGCTCCAACTGAAATTTCATGTTCATCATAATAGCAATCAAATTTTAATTTATAAATATCTGTAAAAGAATATTTTAATAATTCAAATCTTGTTTCCAATTCATCCAACTGTTCTATAATAGTCTTCTTGTCATTTGCTTTGAAGTTTTCTAAAGCCTTATTTGCAACATCAATATTCATATTAATTCTCAATTCTCGGAGATTTGAAATAATTTCATTATAATTCTTATCATCAATATTTGAAACTAATGAAAATAATGATAATTCTATTTTTTTTGTTGCTGTCTTTGTTTTTCCTTTTAATGATTTTGCAATACTGTCAACCGATTTTAATGTTAAATCTATAAGCGACTTAACCTCTTTCATGATATTAAAAAAAGTATAGCGAGGATTATGAATAACGGCTTTTTCATTCTTAATCTTACCATAAACAATTTTATCAGGTTTTTCCGATTTTTGCAGATTTTCAAGATAAGTTTTAATCTTATTCAAATCATCTATTGAAATATTATCCAAATTATAATTATATTTCTGCAATAATAAATTGATACTGCTATAATTATAATTGTCAATATCTATCTTATCTAATGGAAGCTCGATTTTATAATCATTCATCAAGTCTTCAAATTCCTTATATCCGTCTGCTGATAATGTTTCAAGTTTTAAAGGAGAATGTAGATGTGACATAATCTTATCATTCAGATAATCTTCTAAAATAGTAACCGGACTATATAAATATACACCTAAAATTGGAATATTTCTTTCATCGTCTTTGAAGATAATATAATTATTATTTTCAGAAATCTCAATAACTGTCTTCTGTTCTGCTTTGAATGTTAGCTTATTATCAATACTATAATTTAACGGAAACCATAATTTATTCTTAGATTTAAAAGCTAAATCAATGTCATTCATTTTATCATATTTCTTTAGATTTGATATAAATTCTGCAATGTCTTCTTCCTCAAAATTTCCACGATCTGCATCAGCAACAATAATAAAATTATTAGAATTTGTCTTGTTTCGATTGATTATCTCATAAAATAATTTTAAAAAGTTTTCCGACTTTGATTTTGTTTTAACAAAATTAAAAAGCTCGTTATATATCTCTTCTTTTGAAAATGCGATAAAATTGGGATTTTCTTTTATTAAATCTTCCATACTCACCAATTCATAATATTCGATTTCTGGTATATCTTCATTTACATAAATTATCTCATCTGATGACATAGTCTATTATTATTTAAAGATATTTTATAATAATATAAAATAATGAAAATATTCTTATTCTTTCTTTTTTCTTCTCTAATGATCATTGGATCAGGATTTGTATTAAATATTAATAAACATTATACAAATATTGCCTCCAATATCTTTAATCTCAATAATAATATTAAATACAATCCGGATACATTTAAAAATATTAAATATTATAATCAAAATCGCAGCATTTGTTATAGTTTTAATCATAAAAATAATATGACATTTTTACTGAAAGACAAAACAAATTATGCCGTTTCATTCACTGTCTTCAAATATAAATATCTTGTCTTTTTGAAATTGCTGCCTATTGCATACAATCATACAGAAGTTAATATTGATATCCGCCAAAGTCATCAAAATTATAAATATAAGATTAATTTTAATCATTACAATAGAATAAATAACATTATTTATAGATATATTTATAATAACGTTATTAAAAAAGAAAATGAAGAACTTTCAGTTGATTTATTCAAATATTTTAATAGCTACTAACGGGCTGTTTACAGGATAATAGGTATGTTGGCTCTCCATACGGATAACCTGGAGAATAATTTTTATTTTTTTGATTTAAATTCTGCCATTGATTTAAATTTTCATCGTCCACAATAGATTTATCAGAATTTGGCATAAATATATTCTGGTCTTGTGGTTGTTCAATTAGAGGAATATGATTGTCTTTTGCTACCATTCTATAATTAATGCCAATTCTGTCAAATCGTTCAAGTGCTTTTTCTTGCGGATCCCAGCATAAAGGATCGAAACGATTAATTCCAGTCTCCTTTAAGGTACAAGGAGGATTTGATAGGCGACATGATTCCGTAGGGATTGCACATTTTCTAGCATCTTTATTTATAGTAGTTTTGCAGCCAGATGGACTATAACTATTAGGCAAATATGCATCCTTATTACATTTAGAATTTTTATAATTTAATCCAGCTAATTCACTCGAATCATCAACGGCTTTTTTCATAGTGCAAGTATTTTGACCATATGCCTGATATCTTACATAAGGATCATCGGGAATAGTAACAGCACAATTATTACAATCATTAAACGGAGAATTTAATTGATATAAACCTGGATATATAGAACGAGATAATTGCTCTTGATAACTTCCATTGTCATATTTTAATCTTGTATCATTTGGAGTATTCATATTTCTATTATTAACAATTATTTATTTTTAATGGTGGCGGAAGTGGCACCGGACGATACATAATAGATTGACAACTTGGAAGATGTTTCATTGTTTGATCAATCGGTGGGGTCTTATCATTCTTAATTACGCCATCATCACTTGGAGTATATAAATTAGCTGGACATTTTGATATAATTCGGGTTTGACCTCGTAATTCACTATCTAAATCAACTAAATTTCCCTTAATATGAGAAACAGCAGTTCCGCCAACTAAGCCTAATTGATGCATACATTTATTATTATTTTCATATCTGCAAGGAGATAATATATAACTCAATGTATCTACACTAGATTTTAAATCAACTTTATATGAACAATTATCATATTTTGTTCTATTAAAACTCATCTTATATTATTATTCTATATTATATTATTATTAAAATTTAATCTGTTAATATAAGATCTTGTATCTTCTCCCCCGCGTGTCCAATTTTCAACCAGATTATCAGGGTTTTGAATATCTTTCATGCAATCAACTAGCGGTATAGGATTTTTTATCTGTAATTCCATTATTCCTTTTTTGCCACATCCGACCTGTCCAATCAATCCAGAATCCGTTCCCGCCAATAAATCTAATTCGGCATCTATATCTCCGGATTGTCCTCGAAATAATGGTCCTCCATTAAATAAACGTTTAAATAATTGTAGGCGACAGCGATCACGAGTTACACCATCATAATTATTAACTAAACGACTATAATCATCAATTAAACATGCATCGGCTAAACCATAACCAGGACGACCTCTGAGATTTACATGATCAACATAAAATTCAGGCATTCTCACATCCGGCTCTTTGCATTCCACTAATTGCGTTGAAAAGGTATAATAATTATTTATTTTATTATTACCATAATTTTTGGCTTCTTGCCAACAACTATCAGAACACATATTATTTTGTTTATCAAAATATGTAGCCATTTTTATATTATTCTTTCTACTTATAGAATATCATAATTTTATATATTAAAAAATGATTAAATTACATAAAAATAAAATTACACAAAAATGATTAAATTTTATAAAATAGAATTATATCAAGATAATTTATTGGGATATATATCTTTTAATTTAAATAATAATAAAATCAATGTATCATATATTCATATAAATCAACCTGGAAAAAAATATGGATCATTCCTATTATTAATATTCATGTCTTATGTTATTAATTATATAGAACCTTCTCTAATTTCTGGAATATATTTAGATGATTGTAGTGATTTAGCTGGAACAACTCAATCCATTTATTATAAATTTGGATTGAGAGTTTTGAATAAGAGAAGACAGGAAGAAATGGGAATACAATTTTTAAAATCATTGAATAGATCTGTTAAAATATCATCTTCATCAGATATTCCAACCGCAAAAAAAATAAATTTTAATACATTCATTCATTATTATAATTCTTTATTAAAAAATCATCATAATTATCATGATAACTGCTATTTTATTGTTTATGATAACAACAAAGAAATATTAATTCAAAAACCAAATATCCGAGAAATTCCAATTTTAAAAAGAAATACTAGACATTAAATTATATTCTTATAACATTGAATGCCATTATTTTCTTTGCAAGTTTTCTCACGATAATATAACCATTTTTCATAAGATTGGCGATCATTCGGAATTGTAGTTGCAGGGACTGTGTAAAATTGTCTTTCCGAAAAATTACGCTCATAAATATCATTTATATCTTTATAAACATTGTCTTTAAAAAATGAATTTACATTATTTTCAATTTCCTCTTCATTATATGGACAAGCTTTAATATCATTGTTATTATTTGAATAATCAACGATTGAAGGGTTCATAAATGGATTATCATATGATGGCTTAACACATATCTGATTATTTACAATTGCCAAATTTCGATTGCTCAAATGTTCGTTTGTTTCTATTTTTGTCTTTTCATCAAATAAATAGATGTAAAATAAAAAGATTATTAATACAACTGCTATTAATATAATTGCCGGTTCTCTAAATATAAATAATAATATGATACTCAAAAATATTATTAAAAATACAATTGATAATATTTTTTCTTTAAAACTCATAGTTACCAACGGAATTATATTCATCTTTCTATTTTTTAATAAGATGAAAAGAAAAATAATATTTATTTATTATTAAGTTTGCTTCTTAGCTTTTCTTTTTGCATTAGTTTCTTTAATGCATTCATATCAACTCCCTGTTTTTGCTTTCTTCCTCCTCTTCCACCACCTCCGCCTCCTCCAGCACCGCCATTATTCATCATCATTTGCATCATATTCATAGCCATATTCATTCCTTCCGCTCCACCACCACCATTGCCATTACCACCGCCACCAGCTCCTCCAAATAGTCCTGGAAGAAGTGAAGCAAACTTCATAGCATCATTCATAATCGCCTCTTGTGATAACTCACCGCTAGAAATCTTACTTGACATCTTTTGACTTACATTTGTAAAAAGCTCTCCAAAACCACTATCAGGCTTAGCAATTGCCTTGAATATGTCGCCTTCATCAGTAATAGATTGCTTGAGCTTTGTTAGATCAATATCTTCAATTATCTCTTTCGCAATCTTTCCTATAGTGGTATCCTTCAGAGTATCCATATTTGGCATTCCATCAGAAGAATTATCCTCCGGTTTAATATTATCTTTCTTGAGATTATTCAAACGAACAAGAACTTTTTTAACATTCTCATTCGCAATTTCAATTGTTGATTCTTCTTCTGCTTCTTCGGTTACCTTTTGAAGCTCCTTTAAAATTGCTGTGATCTCTTCTTCAGTTAATTCATTGGTATAAATATAAAGAACACCTAGATAATGATGAGTTATAAAATTATTTCTAAGAAGCTTAACTACATCTTTTAGTGAAATATCTTTATAAATTTCTATCTGTGAATTAACATCATCTTTCAACCATTCATCACATTTCTCTTTTTCGACATTTACATAATTTTCCCAGGCTGTTGCAGTCTTCTCCTTGAAAAATTCAATATACTCAACAGACGTTTTATCATAAGTCTGATAATTATCCTTTATAGATTTTAAAACCTTCTTCGCAGTCTCACTGTGAAGACGATGTTTTTTAGCTATGTTTTTTAGCTTCTTAAGCAGATCAATATAATATTGATTAAATATGTATGTTGTATTTAAAGCGGTCATTTGTTTATATGTTTTAATTTTAATTAAATATCCTTAAATAAATTTTCGCGTTGTTTTTGCAATTCATCAATTGATGGTAATTTGCGACTTGATTTTTCTGAATCAAAATCAGCCATTTTAGGCATTTCATTTACTGCCGTTGTTTCTATACTTTCCCATTTATACAATCGATCTTTATTTATATTCATCGAATTTATATTATCATCCGTTATATCACTATAATTATCCGCTATAATGGCTCCCAATGAAAATGATGATGGCTCTCCAATAACTTCCTCAGTTTTATTTAAAGGAATTGGAGAAATAATAGAAGAATTTGGCATGGTTTCACCTTTATCTCTAGTATTCTTATTTACTGTAAAAAGATAACCACGATTTGGCAATAGTAAATAATCAAATACAGCCTTTCCATATATTATCTCCTTAGACGGTAAAAACATCAAAGCAGGAACCGCCTTAATTTTATGTTTAATTTTATTTATAATACCATCAATAACAACCAGTTTTATTGTTTTCTTTGTATCATGAATTTTTATCGTATCTAAAAGAACAGAGCAATGTTGACAAGTTTCACTATAAAATAATATCATTTTATTAAAAATAAATGATATAATAAAATAATAAAAATTGACATAAAATTAATATCATTTAATTTTAATAAAAGATGTTTAAGAATTATATTTATGAACCAAAATCGCAAAAAAATTCATTTGATATCGAAAATATGGATTTGTCTGTTGCCAATGGCATAAGAAGAATTATTTTGACTGAAATTCCAACAGTTGGATTTTATGGTGAAGATGAACCAACTGTCGATATTCATAAAAACACTGGTCCTCTTCATAACGAACTCATGAAACATAGAATTGGTTTAATTCCTATTAATGTTAGCGAAGAAATCACCGATACTTATACAGATAATGATTATAAATTTGAATTGAATATAATGAATGATAGTTCAAATACTATTAATGTTACAACTGCCGATTTTACTGGAACTTATAAAGATAAACCCCTCACTTCAAAAGAATTGAACGAATTATTCCCCCCAAATCCTGTAACCAAAAGTAATATTCTTATTACTCGTCTAAGAGCCGAAGAACATCTCCATTTTACTGCACATGCTATTAAAAAAACTGCTAAAACCAATGCTTCGTTTTCTCCCGTCTCTCTCGCTAATTTCTATTTTATTGAAGATCCAAAAGAAGCAGCCAAAGCCTCTAATATCCTTGACAAACACCGTTCTTATTTTAAAAATAGTTATGGTGACCCTACTTTGATTAAATTTGAAATTGAAGCCGTCAATAAAATGTCTTATCAATATCTCTTCTCAAAAGCTATAGATATTATTATTGAAAAATTGAATAATCTTATTACAAATATTGATACTATCTTCATTGAACCTGTTCCCAATAATCCCTTTTCTGTTAACTTTCATATCGAAAACGAAGATGACACCCTGGGAAATGTTATTCAATCCCTACTTCACAATAAGTATATTAGAGATAATAATAAATATAAAGGTGTTATATGTTCTTACATTGGCTATATTTGCCCACATCCTCTAAAAAAACTTATGATTATTCGAGTTACTCTTGAAGATCAAACAAATCCCGAGAAATTCAAACAATTTATTACCGACAATTCATATGAAATCATTAAAGAATTAGAAATAATCAAAAACGAGTGGATTAAATTTAATTCTAAGAAAAAATAAAGAAATTACCAGACATGAACAGGGGTTTTAAAATAACATGAAACCTTGGTTGCGTATCCGTAAAATAGCTGACCCATCAGATGATTAATATTTGAATAGGCAATGATGGTAAATACGCGTGATTTTGTTTCATTTCCATTATCACGATCAACATAATTAGAAAGATTGAAAGGACGGGCACCAACATTATTAATTACTGATAGTAATTCTTTTGTTTTGTCTTCTACTTTATCATCAACGGGAACTTCAACAACATACTCAAAATAGCTCATTCTTATTATTATATAATATTATAATTCTTTAAGTATTTTATTATAAAGGTTATATTCAATTTCAGAATGAACCAATTTTTCATTTGTGTCAAAAATAAAACTATTCATATCATATTTATATTTAACATCTGGGACAAACTCTTTATAATTATTTTTGTCATATGATTTGATATCATCATTCAAATCACATTCATTCAATACCCCAACAACCTTAGCCATTACAATTATATGCTTAACTCCATTTGATCGGACTAGAAATTTTATATGTCTTGCCAATGGCTTATTGTTTCTATAAATTAATACATCTATCTCTAACAATAATATTCCGCTATCTGTATTCGATTTCTTATGTCTAACGAGCGAATGTTTTATTATCTTAAAATTATTATTATCATTTGGCAATTTGAATATCGGATGCTCAAATGCGTGTTTTAAATAAATAAGAATATTATTATAACACAACTTCATATTATTATTATAAATCCAATTTCCCCAATCAATTCCATCAATATTTTTAATAATCTTATCATTCGTAATATTTAATAATTCTGATAATTTTTGCTCTATTTCTTCATTGCCAAAATCATATAAACTATTCTTATTATTAACGAAAACCAAATCATAAGGTAATTTAGATTTTATTAATCTTGACATCGGATATTCATTTGTATTCGTATAATTCTTTCCATCTGTAAAACATTCTATATTGACATTTATAATTAAATAGAAAATTATCATAAGTAGAATAATTATCAAAAATTTATACACAAATAACATCTATAACATATAATATAAAATAATATTTATTTTATAGAGAATGCTATTACTGTGTATTTTATTATACATCCTTATAATTTTATTAATATTTCTTTTAAAACCTTCTATAATGTTTGACGGTCACGGAAATATTAAAAATTATACCCCAAAATCCTTAATGACTTTAGATATTATGTATCCATTTATTGCATTACTATGCTATTATATTATCCTTGTATTAAAAATAACTTTGGATAGTTAAAATTAATGGATTATATAAAAAATTGGATTTTGACCCCTCAACAAAAATTATCAACAAATTCTTGTCTTTTTGTTATCGGAAATTCCGGAATTGGCAAAAGTTTTTCTATTAATAATTTATGCAATGAATTAGATTTATTTATAATTCATATCAATAGTTTCAATTGTTCCTCTTCAAAACAATTAATCGATTTATTATATAAATCCTTCGTTTCTTCGCTAATTCAACAGTTGACCAATAATAAACAACAAAAGATTATAATTATCGACGAATTTGAAACATTGCTATCATTTGATAGCACTATGAATATTCATCTTCTTAATTTCCTCAACACTAATCATAAACATATTCCAATTATATGCATCGGAACTAATAATGTAAAATTGGGAGAAATAAAAAAGATTTGCTCTTTCTATGAATTACCCAATCTTTCTATCAATGAAATTCATAAAATATTATTAAATTACAATTCAAATTTGACCATGAACCAATCAAAAGAATACGCAATACAAACCAATTATAATATAAAAAGATGCATTCAAATTGTCACAAATACTTATTATAATAAAGTTGATGATTTTTCGGAAATATGCGAATTGTATGCTAATAATTTTAATCGCGATAATTTTAAACGAATTATTTATAAAGATCAATGGCTAATTCCACTTAAATTTCATGAAAATCTTATCATCGAATTTAATAATAGAGTTATAACAAAACAACAGAAATATTTTTATTACAAAACATTTATCAATAATTTTTGCTATTTTGATATTCTTATGAATAAAAATTCAGATATTGGCATCGACTTCTTTATTAGTATTATCAATTTTCTATTTTTCTTAAAAAAGAAAACCAATAAATCACATTCATTAACCCATTTTACAAAACTATTAAGCTATTTATCATTGCAAAAAAAAAATAATAAAAAAAATTATAAATTTAATATTCCTGTCGGTCAATTTAGTGGAAATTATCATTTGAGTATTATTAATAGAAAATTTATTTATTAATATTAGATAGTCAATAATTTAAATATGAGTAGTTATTCAACAGACACAAGCAATATATTTGATGTTTTCACTAATAATAGAGTTGTTACTAGAGCCAGCAGAAGTGTTGATGAAGTGTATGAAACAGTTTCCGCAAATCGATCACTATTTATAGGTCTTTTTGTGGTTATATTAGTCACAATAATTGTTGGTTTAATGTTATATTCATATATTGGATGGCAAATATTCCAAAAAAGTGAAGATACCATAACAGAAACTAAAATTCCTATTATAGCAACTAAATTAAGCCGTTTTGTTGCAAATATTGATAAAACTGGCAACGGAGCAAGAAGAAGTATTTCATTTTGGATTTATATCAATGATATGAATAAATATTCTGGACAATATAAAAATGTTTTGGCATTAAGTAATCACGGCGATGATTTAATTCCAGATCGTTGTTCTCCATACATATTTTTAGATAATAGAAATAATAGTTTATATGTTCGCTTTGCTAATAAATATACACAAAATGATTTAAGCATTGTCAAAAATTGTGCAAATATTGGAACTAACAAAGATCTTGCAGCATACATTGAACAAGGTATTCAAATCAATTATATTCCTTTACAACGATGGGTTCATGTTGCTGTCGTTTGCAATGCTGACACATATCGAACACGTATTTATGCATATGTAGATGGTGATTTAGTAAATACTGTTTCACATCAAGATAAATTTAGTTTATATAAAGATGCTACAATTAGTACAACCGCAAACTTAAATGATATTGAATTAAATATGTCTGGATATTTATATGTCGGAAATAATCCTACTGGAATGTGTGGTCCCGGATTTTCTGGATTAGTATCAACATTTAGCATATTTAATTATGAATTAAATCCAAAAGATGTTTATCATCTTTATAACAGAGGACCGATAACAGGATTAATGGCAACATTAGGTTTAGGAGCTTATGGCGTTCGTAGTCCTATATATAAATTATAATATCTATAATTAAATTAGAAATGATTAATACAGTAATTCAAATAATATTATCAGTATTTTTAATTGCTATTATGGCATTTATAAGTTATTCTATTTATAATAATGAAATAATAAGATCAATTAAAATTAATACAACAACAAAACATAAAACAGAAATATTTACAGGTATATTCGATTACACTGAACAAAAAAATAAAATGATTGAAACTTATGATGCAAGTTCAAAAGATTTTCTTGATATAAATCCTTCCACTAATCAAAACGGTGGCGCTGAATATTCATATAATTTCTGGTTATTCTTTGATATAGATTCAACAGATGAAGTAATAACAACAGATGTTCATGATAAAATTGGAAATTATAAAAAATATACATATATTGTTTTATTTTACAAAGGAGAAACAAATACATTACCATTATTATCAAATAATTATCAATGTAACTATGATAATAATTCCGTTCTAAAAGATTATCAATATTATTTAGATGAAAATATAAATATTAAAAATCCATTAGTTAAAATTAGAAATGATGGACAAGAAATTATTGTTGAATATAATAATATAAATTTTCCTGAAAGTTATAATTCAAGTGCTAAAAAAATGTTTTGCACAAAAAATGAAGAAGATATTAATAAAAGAAATTTAAATAAATTTGGAATAAAGGAAATTCAGACCAATAAATTAAGACAAACTTTTAATATGATTACAATTGTTTTTCAAGAACAACCGAATAATGAACTTATTTTTAATGTTGAAAGCACAAATTGCAGAGTTTATTTTAACGGAACTTTAATTGAAAACAGAATTGCTCAATCTTCTTCCATCGAAAAACAAAATGATTTTACTAGCATTAAATCTAGAGTTATGAAGAGTAATTTAAGTAAATTATTAATAAATCCATTAAATGTAACACCTGGAATTAAAAGTATAGGTCCAATAGATGTAACATCAAAATCTGGCAATGAAAATATTAAAATATCTCCATTACAAGTTGCCGATTTATCATATTTTAATTATGCTTTATCACAAAAAGAAATAGTTTTGCTATATAACAAAGGATATAGTAAAAAGAAAGTATCGTTTGCTGATAGCTCAATACATATACCCAAAGGATCATTCTATAAAATTGATAAAGAAGAATATCTCAAACCTATTTAAATAACTTATATTATTATAATAATAATAATAATATGGGTGTTGGATTATTTCAATTAATATCAAAAGGTAATTTAATCAATGATGTTTTTTATAATCCTAGTATTAGTTTTTATAATTATGTATATAGACGTCATACTAATTTTGCCATTGAAAATATTATGCTTGCTTTCGAAACATTACCATCACTTTTAAGCAATATGCACAAAGGAAATGAATATTCTGTTAAACTTGCTGCTATTCCTGATGTAAATTTATTAAGTAGTCTTCATTTAATATTTAAATTACCTGCCATTTTCTCTAGCAGCAAATATAAATTTAAATGGGTTGAAAATGTTGGTGCACTGTTAATAAAAAAGGCAACTATTGTTATTAATAATAGTGTTATCGATACAATTACTGGCGAATGGCTCGTTATCTGGAATGAATTGACTATGCCTGTCAAAAATAATTTCAATTATATGTCTGGTAATGTTGATGCTCTTAATAATCCAAGAAAACCCGAAACAACCATTCGCATCAGAAATAATATCATAAGTTCTTATGATTATTTAGACGGTTCTAGTTCTGGTTCTGGTTCTGGTTCTGGTTCTAGTTCTGCTTTACCATCTATTCCAAGCCGTGATGTAATTACTCCTCTTCCTTTTTGGTTTAGCAAAAATCCAAGTTTGGCTCTACCTATTTTTAAATTAGCATCTAGCAATGATATTTATTTAAAAATTGAATTTGAAGATATTGAAAAATTATATACTGTTTATTCTCCAGTTTATAATATGCATATTGCTCCATCATTTTACAATGTAATTCATAAAGAAAATATTAATATAAATAATTTCATTAAACAAGATGTATTTCGCGCTCATATTGAGGCTTTTTATGTTATTTTAGATCAAGTTGAATATAATCAAATTAGCAATGCCGCATTTAAAGATTATTTAATTGAAAGTATTTCAATAATATCTGATAATTTTGTTGCATCAATGGCAGAAACTGTTAATAATATTACTATCAATTCTAAATTGGGTGTAAAAGAAGTTATATGGACATTAAAAAGGGCTGATAGTGTCGATAATTTTAATGACATTATTAATTATACTTACAGCATTCCCAAAAATAATGAAAAAAGTATTATGAAAACTGCTAGATTAAATTGGGATATTAATAGCGGTAGCTATATTTATAGCAGAGTTGAAGAAAAAGAAGCCCATTTTTATAATGCCATTCAACCATATCAATATCATAGCGCAATCCCTCGTCAAGGAATATATTTATATTCATTCTCATTATATCCTGAAAAATGGTTTCCATCTGGTTTTTATGATGGCTCATATTCAAAAATGATTTTGAGCATGACTTTTAATAAATATGAAAATAATTTGATTGATGATATTTATGATATACAAGGATTTGTTACAAATAGAGATAAGATTTATGCTACCGTATATGTAATTGAATATAATATTCTAACTATGATTAATAATAATATTGGCTTGAAATACGCAAATTAAAAATATTACGATTATAATAAATGGATATTATAGTTTTTATTATAATTGTTATTGTAATCGTATTTATCTATTATCTCATTAATGTTATAAAAGATCTGCAAATTGAAATTAAAAATATGGCTTTAAAATGTTCTTATACTGATACTAATACTAATAAAGACACCTTTAGAAATAATAATGAGACTATAGATGTTAAACTTAAAAAGGACATGGTTTCTCTTTTAGATTATGCCAAAAACTTTTTTATTTAAGAATAATTTTTAATTATAATTAATATGCCTCGGAAAAAAACAGTTCAAGACACATCAACTATAAAAAAAACACCTAAAAAGAATATCATTGATTCTATGATTAAGAATAATGATGAATCAACTGATGTTATTGTTCAACTATCCATTCCTCAAGCTAAAATTAATAATATTATAAATAATAATGAAAGTCAAAATGCTAAAATTTTAATTCCTACTCCATATGAATCAACCTCATATTTTTCTAATGATGCTGAAAATATTTCATATGACAATGAATATCAAGCAGTCGCAGCCACTGGAAATAATAATAGTAAAAATTCTCATTGTTTTTGGTGCTGTCATCTTATTGAAGGTTCAACCGTTTATAGTATGCCATATAATTATGATGTTATAAATGATAATTATTTTGTTTTTGGGTCATTTTGCTCTCTCCAGTGTGCTAATGCTTATAATTTTTCGGCTCATGGAAGCAGTGATAAAGTCTGGGAAATTAACAGCTGGATCCAAATGTTAGGAAAGAGATATGGGTTTTCTAATACTATTCGTCCAGCTCCTTCTAAATACTTATTAAAAATGTTTGGAGGCAATATGAATATTGAAGAATTCCGTGAAGCTCATTTGAAATCTGATAAAACTTTTATTCTAAATATTCCTCCTATGATTTCTATCAATACAAGTTCCGAAATCTTAAATACCTCTTATTTAGCCAAATTATCAGACAATAAAAAAAATAAAAAAACGATATAAAAAAATGATAATAATTCTTAAATGGAAATATATTGTATCAAATAAAAATGGACGAGCTTGATAATATTTATTTTACCGATTATAAGGTTAGTACCATTACTTGCAATGCCGATTTAGGAATTAATTTAAATCTCGATATCTTATATGAAAATTTTCAGATTAATGATAAATTTATTTGGATTTATTATCCTAAGATAACAGACAGACCCAATACCCGCGGAATTTATCCAAAGAAAAAGCGAACACCCAAAAAAGACACAGCAAAAAAGAATTTATTTGATAATCAAGTAACAACTATTTTCAAAATGAATGAAAATTATTTGCCAAATTTGAAAATATTCAAAAATGGCAATATTCAAATTACTGGAATTAAAGATAAAATAGTTGTTGAAGATATTATTAATCTTATCATCATTCAAATAAAAAATATTTATGAGATTAATACTAATCTAACTACTAGCAATATTGAAGATATCAAATTTAATAATTTCGTTATTCGTATGATCAACACTGACTTTAAATCATATCTAAGTCCAACCATGGAAAGTAAATTTCTAATTCGTAGAAAGATTTTGCATAAGATTTTAATCAGTGATATTTATGATAATAAATGTAGTTTCGAACCTGGCAGATATCATGGCGTAAAATTGGAATATTTCTGGAATTCCAGTAAAGAAAAATTAGACGGAATTTGCATATGCAAAAAACATTGTTTCGGAAAAGGATCAGGGGTTGGTGAAAATAATTGCAAAAAAATTACAATTGCTATTTTCGAAAGTGGAAGTGTTCTAATTACTGGAGGCATATCATTTGAACAAATTGATGAAGCCTATAAATATATTACTAATATTATGAATATTCATCGAAAAGAAATCCAAAAATCAGATTTAAATCTGCTTTTAATGTAAGCGTGGAGATAAAATCATATCAATTTTCCTCAAGATTTCATCAAATCCAGAAATTTCCTTTCCATCATAATAAAGTTTATAATCATTATATTGATAAACAATTTTTATTTTTATTATTTTGTCATCTTTCTTAAATGAACGATTACAAATCAATTTGTCAATGTTATTATAATAGGTATCATCATACATATCAATGATTTCAAAATTATTATTATCATTTCTTTTTTTGATTATATAACAATCAATATATTCAATATTCTTATAATTTAACATTTCAAATAATTCCAATTGAATATCATTGTCATTGTCAATAGTTTTATCATCATTAATCATCTTTATTGTTTCTGTGTCTGTAATAAACTTCAGATTATAATCAATACCTTCCGCATTAATCTTATAATTATAAACATCTCCTTCATCTGTATTATAATCAATATTTAATGAAACTATTTTTGAATTTTTCTTGATAAACATTTGCAAATCTGAAAACTCCATTTTAATAATTTAAATTATATAAAGTTATTTTATCATTTTTTTTATATTAATGTATAAAACAATATATTGTATTTTTTTATCCATAGGAAATAATATTATCTTTAATTATTATCTTTTTATGTTTGCTATGTTTCCCAATTATTTTAAGCAATCCATTATTAATGTAAAAAAAAATGCAGACAATCTTTATAATAGTATGATGTTTTTACACTTCAATGATGATCTCTATAAAAATTATAATATCAATTTAATGGACATTCATGCAAATATTTTGAAAATGATTAATGAAAATAAAATGATGATTAAAGATAATGATGATGACGATAATATAAGTATTATGAGCGATTTAAGCGAAGTAAGCTCGCTGACTGATTTTTTTGATGAATAATACTATGGCATAACCCCATTTTTAAAGCCTTAGACGCATCAAACATACTAAATTTATTTTTAATATCTTCGATTGTTTTATCTGTCATCTTTGTTTTTTCTTTTAATATTTGAGTTATTATATCAAATATTAAATTTGTATTTTTAATACTATCATTAATAAGCAAACTAGGCTTAGTATGAAAGTATAATATATTATTGACGATGTGAGCATAATCAAACATAAAGATATAATCACAATAAAGCATTGGCAATAAGTCGTCAATACTAATTGGACTATTTATAATTCCATATGTTGGCTGATTTAATCTTAAAATTCTAGGAATAATATTTAAAGTATCATAAATATTATTTTTTATTTTCTTATTTTGATTGTCTTCTTTTTCTTCCTCACAATGGCTATTGCGAGGATATATAATCACTGGGGTCAAATTATCCTGAAATAATATTTTATCAATTTCTTCAATAGAATTATTACATGAAATTTTAATATTATTATAAGGATCTTTTATAATTTCATATACATCCTTTTTAATATTATCTTTTTTCTTTTTATTATTAATATTAATAATTCTATCAACTATGCCTTTTTTTAAACAAAAATTAGCATTCAATAATAAGTCGTGTTGAACTAATTCTACAATTTCTGATCGTTTCATCTTTGTTCTTCTTTCATACATTCCAATAATATTATTGAAATATGCATCTGTTTCATCCACCATTTGATGCAATTCTGATTGTTTTTTGTCAATATTTCCAATAATTGTATATTCATGAATTAAACAAAATCCATAATTATTTATCAATCTATATGGACTATTTATTGATAAAAATGTTGCAGCAGAACATGCATAATTATCTACAATCGTAGCAATAGGAACTTTATTAAACTCAAATACGCTTAATAATGCCATTCCTTCACTTAAACTTCCTCCTCTTGATGATATATGAATTAAAATTGGTTTTGGATTTAATATTGCTCCAGCTTCTGTTTTAACCTCTTTATTTGCCAATTCTATTTTTTCTATAAGTTTTGTTATAGATTTATTTGAAACATCTTCATTAAAATAGATGTGAGTTAATTTATTACTAAAAAAATCGCTATCGGGCATAGATTTGAATATGCTTATATCCATCTATATTATCTACTATTATTCATTTATAAAAAATGAATTATTATTTTATGATTTTTTTTATTTATTTAAAAATGGATATTTGCATTTCTGAAATTAAACAAAAAGGCATTCAATGGATTGATAAAATCCTCGAAGGAGGCTTGACATATACAAAAGCCGGATCAATTTCATTTCTATTATATGGAAAAATACCAAGTGACCAATCCATTAATATTAAACTTGGAAGATTTGGAGAATTTCTAGCAAAAGAATTAATTAATTGTAATCCAAATTTAGAATTGTTAAATTGTGGAGTTCAGAAAATTAATGATAAAAAAAAAGATGTTGATTTAATTTTTAAAGATGAATATCTTAAAATTATCTATTATCGCGAATTAAAAGGAAATATTGAATTGGATACAGAAAAATTACCAGCAACAATTAATAAATGCAGAGAAATTGAAAATGCTCTCAAAATTACTTATCATAATTATAAAATTGACTGTGGCATCTTAAATTGGAGTGTTTATGATAGAAAAATATTATCTGCCGGTCTTTCTAATATTAGAACATTCGAAAATCACGGAATTAAAATTAATCATATGCAAGATTTTCTTCAAATTATTAATATTAAATGGAGTGAAGACGACTATTATTCATATTTCAGAGAATTAGGAATAAAAATAAAAATGAGAGTTGTTTAATAATTTTTTATTATTAAATGTTTGGTGTTGATTTCTTCACCAACTCTATTATCATACAATTTAAATTTATATTTTTTGTCATATTCAGAAATAATATAACCTTCATACAATTTTTCAATAAATTCTGTTTTTCCTATAATCATTAAGCATTTTATTTTTGTATTTTTGAAAAGAAATGCCAATTTTTGATGTTCCTCTTTTCCAAATTGACAATAGCCATAATCCGTAAATTCACTATCATAAGGCGGATCCAAGAACATAAAATTATTTTCATTATCATAATTTTCAAATATATATTCAAATCCTTTATTTAAAATTTCTGTTCTTTTTAATAATATTTCATAATCTTCATTCAACAATTCTTCAAAATTGATTGTTTTATATCTTCCAAATGGAATATTAAATTTACCATTCTTATTATATCTTAACATTCCTCTGAAACATGTCTTGCGTTGATAATAAAATTGTTTTGCTCTATCTAAATAATCATTTATATCCATTTTATCCCGGACTTTATAATAAGTTTCTTCGTCGTTTGGTGTTTGTCTCATGAATTCATAAATTTCTCTTCCTTTTCCATCTGCAATTGATTTATATAAATCTATCAATTCATTGTGAACATCACTTATAACAGCATTATCTGGATTTAAATAGAAATAAACAGAACCACCGCCAACAAATGGTTCAATATACTTATCATAAGTTTCTGGGAAATGATCTTTGAATAATTTGATTTCATCGCTTTTTCCTCCGCTCCATTTAATCAATGGTTTTAATTGTTTTCTTTCTGATGACAACGAAGATGACAATAATTCAATTATTTTATTCTTATTCTTAGATTTACAATTTTTAATTCCAAGTTCTTCGCATTTTGCCAATAATTCTATTTTCGATAATTTTACCAAATCCATTTTATTTAAATAATTATTTTAAGTTATCACAATCATTTTTTAAATAGATAATCATAAAATTTGCTGAAAACAGATTGATATTTATTATCATCTTGAATATATGTATTTAAAACCTTTCTATAAATATTTGCCGGATTTATATTCATTATTGCCATCGTGATAATATAAATTAAAAAGATATAAAAGTTAACTACGAACTCTTTAAATGTTATTTTGTGGTTGTAGATCAATAAAATTGGTATTACTTTTATTATTATATTTATGACCGTAAATTTAATAAGATTATATTTATTTGTTTTTTGTGAAATTAAATATATTAATTCCCCAACTGTTATTATATATCCAACGATTAGAGTTAATAATGGATTGTATTTTGTAAATTTGAAATAATATAATAAAAACCATATGAATATCCAATATGAAAATATTTCAATTCCAACAAACATTTAAGATTAACACACCTATTTATATAAATATGTTTAAAATTGATGAATTGTCTGAAATTGATTTATCAAATGGAGATGGAAATTTAATAAAAGGATTTTCATTTAATTTTAATATTATCATTGACATTGTCAAAACTTTAAAAATTGGAGGAGAAGCAATTGTTGCTCTTCCTTTTGATAGTAAGATTAATTCAATTTCCACTAAAATTTTATTGTTGAAATTATGCGAATTGAAAGATATCTATTATCTTCCAAATAATTTTTTTATTCTTCATTTTATAAAGAAATTAAACAAACCTTTTAATAATAGCAGCTATCAAACAGACAACATAAATTTTTACGATGAAACTAATAATTTAATTAGTGTTATTAATATCAATGATATTATTAATCATAACTTTTCATTTAATTCATCAGATTATATCAAAGAATATCCATTAGAACCTAAACATTTTATTGTAAAACAATTACATGAAATAGCAACAATTGAATTTGGTGATTTTTTAGATGGAAATGAGAATGAAAATGAGAATGATGATAATCATAAATATAAGATTTATGGATATAAAAATGAAAACAGAGAAACTGGCAAATATAATAAAGATGGTTTTAATATTATTATTACAAAATTTAAGGTTTATTTAACAAATGATAAAGTATTTTTAAATAATTATGCTGTTTCTGTGAAGTCTTCAAATAATGATGTTATTTCTGATAAATATTTGGGTTATTATTTATCACATAAATATAAAAATATTAATTTGAAATCATTAAAAAACTTTAATATTCATATTCCTCCAATTGATGTTCAAGAAGAAATTGTAAATTATATGAATGAAAATAATGAAAAAATAGAGAAACTTAAAAAAGAGATTGAAGACCTTAATTATAAGTCTTCATTATGGTTTATTAATGTTGATTAAAAATGATTTAAAGAATTATTTTAATATTAATATTATAAATATTCCGCTTTCCAATATGTCAAAAGAAGATAATGTAGGCATTGGAATCGATCTTGGCACTACCACTAGTTGCGTTGCAGTTTGGATTGGAGATCGTGTAGAAGTTCTACCAGATCATCAAACCGGATCTCGAATTATTCCATCTTATGTTACATTCACTGATGATGAAAAATTGGTTGGTGATGCTTCAAAAAATGTTTCTACTATGTATCCCAAAACAACATTTCATGATATTAAACGTCTTATTGGTCGCAAATATGATGATAGTTATGTTCAGGCTGATAAAAAGCTCTGGTCTTTTGATATTGAATCAGATGCCAATAATAAACCTGTTCTAGCTTTTGATTATAAAGATGAAAAGAAAAAGCTATATCCTGAAGAAATTTCAGCAATGGTTCTTTCTCGTCTTAAGGAAACTGCTGAAGCATATCTTGGTCATCCAGTTAAAAAAGCTGTTGTTACTGTTCCTGCGTATTTCAATGATAGTCAGCGTCAAGCCACAAAAGATGCCTGTGTTATTAGTGGCATGGAATGTCTGAGAATTATCAATGAGCCAACAGCTGCTGCAATTGCTTATGGTCTTGATAAGATTGGTGATAATGAGAAAGAAAAAACCATTCTTATTTTCGATGAAGGCGGTGGCACTCATGATCTTTCTGTTTTGAGTATTGATGGAGGCATTTTTGAGGTAAAATCAACTGCTGGTGATACTCATCTTGGAGGTTCTGATATTGATAATCTTATTGTTGATTATCTTTGTGCTGATATCAAAAAGAAACATAATAAAGATGTTAAACAAAACCCGAAAGCCCTCAAGCGTCTTAATATTGCAGCTGAAAAAGCCAAAAAGAACCTTTCAACCACGACTTCAGTTCCAGTTGAAATTGATTCGCTCATTGATGGAATTGATTATTCAACAACTATCAGCAGAGCTAAATTTGAACAACTTGCGGAAAGTTTCTTTAATAAGTCTATTGAACCAATTTCAAGAGTTCTTCAAGATGCTAAGATTTCTAAAAGTGATGTAGATGAAATTGTTCTTGTTGGTGGTACAACTCGTATTCCCAAAATTCAAGAGCTTCTCAGCAATTATTTTAATGGAAAGCAATTAAACAAATCTCTAAATCCTGATGAAGCTGTAGCAATTGGAGCAGCTATTCAATGTGCTATTCTCACTGGTCAAGGAAGTTCAAAGACAAATGATCTTCTTCTTCTTGATGTTGCACCGCTTTCTCTGGGTATTGAGACAAGCGGAGGAGTAATGACAAAGATTATTGAGAGAAATACAACAATTCCAACAAAGAAATCTCAAACCTTTTCAACATATTCTGATAATCAGCCAGGAGTTGATATTAAAATTTATGAAGGTGAGCGCGGATTTGTTAAAGACAATAATCTCCTTGGTTCATTTCATTTGAGTGGTATTCCTCCAATGCCTAGAGGACAGCCTAAGATTGTTATTGATCTTTCTATTGATGTAAATGGTATTCTAGAAGTCACTGCAAAAGAGGAAAGCACTGGAAAGACCAATAATATCAAGATTACTAATGATAAAGGTAGATTGTCAAAAGAACAAATTGAAGAGATGGTTAAAGCTGCTGAGAAATACAAAGAAGAAGATGAGAAAAATCGACAACTCATTGAGGCAAAGAACGAACTTGAAAATTATCTTTATAATACTAAAAACAGCCTTTCAACAAAAGCTGAAGGAGCACCAGAGAATTTTGATGAAATTAAAGCAGAAATTGATCCAGTTGTTGATGAAGCCCTCAAATGGCTTGAAGAAAATCCAAAACTTACAGCTGATGATTATAAGAATAAGCAGAAGGAATGCGAAGATAAGATTAAACCCCTTATCACTAAACTTTATGGAGCTGTTCCACCTCAAGGCAGTGAATTTGTAGCATCTGGAAATGGTCCCGCTCCATTTGAAACATCTGCAAGCCCAGGAATGGAAGGCGAAGGTCCAAAAGTCAAGGTTAATATCGATAACGAAGATCTTGATTAAAAAAATAATTTTTCTTTTTCTTTTCTA